GCTGAATGTGATCTCCTCGCGAGCGCGGCGCAACTCGATCACCGAGAGACGTTGAGCGCACGAGGGCGAGGTCGTGAACGGTAAGACTACGTCGCGGAAGTAAACGATGCTGTTGTCTTCGCTAACGTAGGTCGCGGATGTGACCGCTGGGAAGTCTGTCACCTGCCAGTCGTTCGACTCGCTGACGTAAACGCCTTTGACCGAGTTCACACGGTCGCGTGCGCTGATCCGAGTCTGCACGTTGAGTGGGCCGACGAAATGTTTCTCGGAAAGCGTAACGGTGGGCGTGCGATAGCTCGCCGCATAAACGACCATCTTGCCGCCGGAGTAAGCAATTAGACCGCCCATCGCACTCAGGAGCTTGCCGATGTTCTCGTCCGGCGCTGCGCTCGTAATGATCATGCCGTTCGCCTCGTAGCGATTCTCGTAAGCAACTGGCGACGCTGGGAGAATCTGAACCTGCTCGTCGCACACGTTAGCCGCGACCGTGATCGAAGTGTCATCCACCTCCGCGCTCGTCATCGCCATCCCGATCTTGGTATCGAGCAAATAATCACGCACCGCGAGCGCAGGATTTGCGGAGTAAACAGTCATCGTCGTGCGCGGATCATAAACCTTTTTCCCTTTCACGACGCACGAGATATTCGGGATGCCGCCGACATAGATTTCCGCATCCCAAGTCAGTTGAGCGTAAATGTATGTGATGCCGTCTAAGCGATGCGCGGAAGTCCATTGCCCTGTGTCAGCGGTTAAGCCGGTAGTTGCAGCAATCAACGCTGCGTCAGCCGTCTGCGGAGTCGTGCCGAGATGCTTTGCGATCGTGATCTTGTTAAGATATCTGCTGCCGCCATCGACCGTGTTGCCGGAGCCTGTAATGATTTTCTCGTCATTAAGATAAACGTCACCCAGTTCTTCGCACTCGTGACCAGCGATTGCAATAACAAGATGCAGATACTGATTTTTTGTGCCGGTCGTAGATATGTAAACTATTACGCCAGACGCTTTGCATTTACCGTAAATAGCTTGCCGTGCCGAGATCGGCGAACGGATCATCTGGGAGCGAGTCGAGAGAGATGAATCTGCAAAGCTCGGAGCTTTAGGCGCAAGCAACTTTGAGACCGCCATTGACGCAGCGGTCACGGCAACGAAAGCAACAACTGCTGCAACACCTTCTGAAACACTAACCCAAAATATGCTTTGGATAATATACTGCGTGAGTGCGACTGACATAAATTTAAAGTCTCCAGCAGGTTAATTTCTTTTCTCCGTTCAACGTATTGAAAAGCAATCCGCTAACTCCAACGAAAGCCGCGTCTGCGCCTACAACAACCCCGATGCAGTCACCGTCGCCGCAATCGCTCACGACAATATCACCGCGACGCGCCATTGATGATTCGATACGCTCGATCCCGCATGGCTCACCGTAGTTACGAACGATCCCGATTATACCACCGTGCTTCTTGATTAGTCGATGCGCTGAGATCGCGGAGTGGTATTGATCGCGCAGTTGGAACGCCGGATCAATTCCAGTTGCACGCTTGATCCAGTCGCACGCAAACAAGCAGCAATCGTTTTTCGCCCACGCGAACGGCTCGTGCCGACGCTCCTCGATGAAAGCGACTAGCTCGTCTGTCCAATTTTCTTTGCGCGTCATCATGCGTATTCAGTCGGGCCATAGTCACCGCCGCCGTTACCCATAACAGGCGCAGCAAGTTTTTCATTACCCCAGTAAATTTCTTTTTCTTGGATCGCGTTGACGTAAATCAAGCCGAGGTCGGCAATGGTTGCGCTGGCTCGCAGTTGAAGTTGCTCTTGATGCGTGTAGCGAACCTCGCGTGGTCGCCGGAAGTCCACGAGACGATTCTCAGCCGTCATCGTTAGCGTCTGAGTAGTGCCGTCGTCGTTGATATTCATCACGTCCATTCTACCAGAGAAGATCGTGATCGGTGTCGATACCAGCGCCGCGCTTGAATTAAGCGCACCAAAAAGCACCGTGCAGTTCTTTCCTTGGTAGTCCTCGGTCAGCGCCTCGGAAACAAGCGTCGTCGATACGCCGGAAAGCTGCATCGTGATACCGCGAGAAGCAAGATCAGTTGTTTCCTCAATAGGCGAGATCGTGCCAAGTGTGCCGGTTCCAAGATAAGTGATTGAGTTGTAAACCAGATTTCCATAACCACTCCAAAGATAAATAGCCGGAGTAAATTCCAGCGACGCGAGCAAGATCGGCGTCAGTTGCGACGCGGAAACCTCCGTCACCATGTCGTTGCTCAGTGATCTGCCAGCGGTTGTGATGCTCATGATGCGATGTCCTCGACTACGCTAAAACTCATGCCGTAAATGTTAGCTAACTCTATACTCCATTGCGTCGAGGGTTCCTGCAATCGAAACACGCCCTTTGCGTTGACCTTAGTGATCGGTGTGCTGACCGCGTAACTTGCACGCAGCAACGGAAACAAATCTACGCTCGATGACGAGTTGACTTGAATTACCTTGTAAAGCGAGGTTGAGATTTGAATCCAGTCGCCGACCGCAAAACTGCCGGTCGCGCCGCTGAAGCCGAGCGTAGTATCATTAGCCGTCGCACTTGAGACTAGCAAAGTGCCTGTGACTGCGCCGCGAGGATTAGGATTCGCGTAATCTTGAAAGTAAAACGTGCCGCGCTGTGCTGCGAGCAGAAACCCGATCACCGCCTCCGCATCAGCACGCAACATCGGTGGACACTCGACCGACCCAGTCCAGCCTTGACCAGTCCAGTTGTATTGCTGCGACTGCAACGTGTAAGGCGAGATGTTCCGACGAGTAGAACTCACGCCAGTGATCATCAGCTTAGACGCAACGAGCGCCGCCGGTGGTGTGAGTGGGTATGAAATTGCCATGATGATTATTAAGCAAACGCTGCACGATAGCCACCGCCGCGACGCACCATGTCGGGAATCTCTGCTTTGAGTAACTTGCGTTGCTGTTCAAGGATCGGTGCAAGATCGGAACGTGAAACGCCAGACGCAATGTTGTAAGTGATGTTGACGCTCGTGCCGCCAGCGCCGCTAGAACCGCTGCCCATCTTGCTATTCGGAATGATTGAACCGCTGCTGTTTGGCACGAATAGCTCTGGGCCTTTCTCGCCGACGACGTAAGGTGAGCCGGATGATACTGGGCCACCCATCGCCTTAAATCCTAAAGCTGCATTGATGAATTTACCGATTCCGGTTGCCGCAACTTCTGTAACTTGCTTTTGAAATACAAGACGCACTAAATCCAAAGCTAGTGCCTTCAATACTTCGCTAAGTTTCTTTCCAGAAAAGACTGCTTCCTCAAATCCAGAGGCGATCATTTTACCGGCTTCTTTTCCAATTTCTTTTTGTTTTTCACTTAATAAAAATATCTTGGTGTTGGCATCTTGAACCTTTTTTAACCATTCAAGAGTTTTTTCCCTGCCAAGAATATCAGTTGCATCCACTAAAGGTGGCTTACTATTTTCTAAGAAGATTAAGTCTTTAGTTAATTGTATTATCTGACCACGTGCATCAATATCCCTGTTGAAAAACTCAACATTTTTTGCAGCAATATCATTTTGAAGTTTTTTGATTTGTTCTTCAAGTCCTATGGATGTCTGCAATAAAGCATTTCCGATACCGGCTGCTTTAGCGCGTGCTTCATCTTTAAGTGTTTTGCTCTGGCCTTTATTTAATTCAACGCTCAAAGCAAAACTTTTCAAAGCTGCGCTGTCTAATTTACCAAGGTCAACGATTCCAGTATTTGCAAAATTGGTCAATGCTTGCATTTCGTCCTGAAGCATTGGAACTAAATCAATATTGCTTTTGCCAATTCTTTCTTTGGCGTCAGCAATTTCAAGAAGTTTTTTCTCTAATGGTATCGCAGCAAATCTCTGCGCTTCCACATTCACTGCCTTTTCTGAATCTATTACCGCTTGCTGTCCATAAACCAAGCCACCAAAAAACTTTCCGATTCCTGTCCCGACAGTAGTAAAAAGTGATAATCCTTTTATAATAACACTATCAATAACTGCTTTCGTATTACTTAAATTATATTTAAGTTCATTGAAACTTTGCAGTGTTTTTTCTGGAACATTTGGGATTGAGTCAATGTTCTCGATCACCGATCTAATTTCTCGCGCAATTAAACTTGCTGCTTGCTGGATACCAAGAAACTTTGCCGCAAATTTAGTCGGAGCATCAGATTGAAAAGTCTTAGCAAGCGAGTTTTGCACACTAGCAAACGCCGCCTTTGTCGCATCGACTGCCCTTAGAATGAATGTTGCTTCAGCGGCCATTTTGTTTGAGTCGATTCAAGTGGTTAATATAAACAAGCCAGCCGGATAATTCCTGAGCTGGCATTTCTAAAACTTCATAAGCAAACTTGCCGAGTCTTTCCGCGATTGCGTAAACGGCGAGAAGGTCGGCTCCTTGCTCGCCGCCGATTAGTTTTTTAGATCATCAACTTTGGGAGCGTCATCGGAGAGGATAGCATTCGAAACGCGTGCGATCACGTTGCTGTCGGCTTTATTTAGAAACGTAATCCGATGTTCAATGGTGAACAACTTAACGCCCTCGGCATTGCACGCCTTGGCGATCAAAACGTCCACCAGCAACTCCATATCGTTGTCCTTCGACTTTCGATATAGACGATTCTTTTCGCCCAGCGTTACTGGGGTTGAGTAAATGGTCATCTTCCATTCTGGAACCTCGATTGCTTTAGTGCCAAGCGAGATGAAGTGTTCCCGAACTAGGTCGATTGCGTCCATTGTTTATTCCTCAGATTAAGCCGTGACGGTTGACAGAACGCCGTTGCCCTCGAAAGCAGTCGAAGCCTCGACCAGACCATCGAAGTTTGCGGTGACATCGAACTTGGTTACGATTGCCGAGCCACTATAATAAATGTCACCAGTCGTTGCGCCCTCAGGATATAGGTTTAGCGTCACGCTGCTACCGATGGTCATCAGAAGTTGACCAGCATCGGTCTCATCCCAATGCAAATCGCCGGACACTGACCACGTTTTCATGGTTGCGACCCGCGTGCGGTAGGTGTCGCCGATTACGGAATCTTCAACGGTGTCAGAGGAGTGGGACAGCGAATAGTTTTTCAATTCGCCAATAGTGGTAGATGAGATTTTGACTAGACCTTCGCGGCCTAAGTGAACATTGGATGCCATATTAGTCTTGGGTTAAGTAGATGCAGTTAAAAGTGTGACGAGCGACGCCCCAGCGCCGATCTTCATCAGGCTCTATCGTATATTCCACGCTCGTCAAATTTACATCTGAGCAGACGCCACCGAGCGTAGGATCGGCTAAAACCGCCGCCTCAACCGCTGCGCTGCCGGTATCAAATAGGTCGTCAATTAGATAGGTTCCGCTTTCTGCCGTGAAGTAATCAACCATTAAGGAAAGTTGCCGATATTGTAGCCGGTCAGATGGTCGCAACGTGCGAACCTCGATCTGCTCTTGCACGGCGTAGACCGCAGCCGATGGAAAGCTAACGCTCGCAATCGTGTTGTTCCGTCCTTTAAGAATGTTTGCGGTTACGACCACGCTTGCGCCAGTTAGGGCATTAGCGGTTGCGGTGCGGATGTTTGTGCGGATACTCATGCTGCTTTGGTTTCTATTTGAATGACTGGGCCATTAACTCTCGTAAATCCAAGATTGACTGCGCGATTAGCCTTAACTCGTTCTAGTTTTTTTATGGTCGTGGCAATCCTTGAATTGACCGCACCGTTTATAATTCTCTGATAATTAGGAATCTTTGTATTGTATGCGGTTGCGATAATAAATGGATTTTCGCTCTTAAAATCACTTGTTACTGAACCAGAGCGCGTGACCTTAAAGCGATCAAACATTGTTTTATATCTAGCGCCAGTAATTTTAGCACTAGGTATCCAGCCGGAGATGTGCCAGCCAACCGCGCCTTCGACATCCTTACGATACCGACTTAGATCACGACCTAATGCCAATGCTTTATTCCTTTGGATTGCAACATTGCCGCGATTATTTCTAAGCCTGTGATGCTCTGCCATTATTTCAGCGCCGTTCGCCAAAAGTTTTCTGCCGTAGTAATGCGTAAATTTAGGATTATTTAATAAGTCTTGGATTTTAGAGACGTTGCGAGCGCGAACATATTTAGCCATCGACTTATAAAATCCACCTTTAGACGCCTTGGACTCAAAGGTTTCGTAGTTCAATGGCTCGGCAACGCGGTTAATGTCTCTGCGAACTGCATTGATACCCTGTGGGCGAGTTTTTGGTGGAGTGAATTTCATAATCGTTTGCACGATATATTTAGCCTCCTCCTTGATAACCAAACCGTGATCAACTTTAGCTGCTTTTGCTAAGTTGGCGAGTGCTTGTTCAAGCTCTCTGGTTTGTGCGCTAAGAAAAATCATATTACTTTGCACACATCCATTTCACATCCAGTCCCCTCGGCATCGAGCGTCACTTGCTCGACGAAGTAAGTCACTCCAGAACGCAACAAGGTTTGCGCGACCGCCGGAGTGGTCGCAACTTGGCTGGTCGTTAAAAAGATCGTAAATTTAGAATCCGATCTGCGCTGATCCTCGAAGTCGCTGAACGCATTGCGAGCCGACGACCAGATGCCGGTCACCGTATTGCCTTGGTAAGTGAACGTGATACCAGCTTGATCGAGGATGCCGAGGTAGTCTGCGGCAAGCTGGGTAGGATCGAAGTCTCGGACGCTGCTCATATAACTGCTCCGTTTGTAAGAAACCACTTTGCGTGCAATTCTGGGCGGTTCGCTTTGATCCACGGCTCAGCGTCGTCCAAGCATTTTTTGACATCATCGCCGCAAGTCTGCGACCCGACGTGATGAACGTAAGCGCGAGAAATATAGTGATTCCGTTTCATGTCTAAGCATTGCACGTCATCCGAGAACCAGTTGATCGGCGGGAAATCCACCCACGCGCTGCGGGTAACCTGCGCGAAGATCGGCGCGATGACATCCGTAACAATTATTTGCGCCTCTGATTCGTATCTCAAAAAGTTTATCTTACCGATTCCGCAGCGTATGTTCTGCGTGCCTCGTGCGTAATCAGATCGACACGCAACAATGCCGTGATCGCCAAACTTTTCTTTGATGAAAGAAACGTCGCAAGCAAGTGTCCTCCATGTAGTTGGAGTTAAAACAATGTCGTCATTTGCAATCACGATTTCATCGAAGCGTTCAAACGCAATCGCTACCGCCGCGTTGTAAGCATCGCCGAAATTGCGTGCGTCATTCGGCAGGTTAATCGTCTGGTGATTCGGCAACTTTAAGTCCGAGCCAGCGAGATAAACCGTTACGTCACGCGGAACGTATTCCGAGATCGAGGCCAGCATTACCGGCAAGCACTTTCCGTGCGTCGTGCAAATGACAATCGCTTTCATCGGATGAGCGTTATCCTTTCTACAGCTTCTAAGACCTCGCAGTCCGGCTCCGATGCGGTGAACACCTCGGCTTGCGCTCGATACTGTGCGCGAGAAATTATGCGCTGATCGACCTCCTTGATCTTGATTCTTAGCGGCGTTGAATTGAGGTCGCGCCCTGAGATTAAATCAAAAAGTTTTGAATCCCATTGCAACGCTGGCGCGTAGTTATCCCGCACCTCGATCAGTAGATTCCCACGCGCTTTCTTGCTGGCTGAATTCAGCGCGTCGTCGAGCGTTCCTTTCACATTAACGTGCTGGAATTGCTTGACCATCACCGTGCTGGTTTCGTCGTCGGAGTTGATCGCAAAGATATGCTCAATGTGCGCCGGATCGGTCGCGGCATTTAGCCAAGCGTCACGGCAAGCCACCGCGTTTGAAGTGTTGTCCTTCGTCGCGTGCAGGAGCGTGATCCTTGGCTCCTCTGTTTTATGGCAATGCATTTGGCGTATCTCAGCGAGCGTCGTGAAGCCGGAAAGCCTCGCCGCACGCGCTGCCAAATCCCAGCCAGCCCAGTCATACCATTTGCGCTCGTGCGTCCAAGGTCGATCCGCGACGCTCGGCACGTCGAGCTTAAGCATAGTCTCAGCCCAGTAAGACGCTCGCTTGGCATCCTGCCTCTCGAAATGCAATAGTATCATAGTAGCAATCGCCTCCCGACACCACGGAAAAACTCCGTGCGCTTGCAAAGCGTATTGCATCGCTTCGCGGTTGATGCCGGAAATACGAGCCAAATTCAGCAGCACCTCGTAACGAAACGAACTTTCAAGATTTGGGAACGAGATCGCGATCTTGCCGAACTGCTCTGCCGCCGGACGGTTGCCGTCGCAGTAATGCTCTTGGTGAATGTAAAAGTATTGCGTTGCGGATTCCGCGACCGACTTGCCCAGAATCTTCAAGTTACGCTTGCGGTTCGCTCGCTTGATTACTTTGGGCGAATGAATCCAAACCGGCTGCTGCCAGTCCTCGTGTTTATCGTTAGCCAGCAGAAGCAGGTTCTCGTGAACGTCGTGATGCCAGCGGCGTCCGGCCTCAAAGGTTGATCGCCGGATTACGCGCTCTCGGAGCAGCTTCTTGTTCGAGCCTCTTACATCATACGGACAGCGTGCCATCAGGACGTCGTCCTTGGCGCTTTTAAGCGATTCTCGGAACATAGTAGTCCCCTCGATCAGATCGTCGCAGTCTGCCCACAAAAGCCAGTCGCCTGTGCCTTGAGCAAACGCCGCATTGCGAGCGTCTGAGAACGAATCAACGTGCGGCCATTTCTGTGCGGTCAGAGTGTTAATGTATTCGCTGAACAAGAAAGCCTTGCCGTTCTCGCCGCACCACGCACGCGCTTTATCCACGGTATCGTCCGGCTCTTGACCACCGATAGCTCGCACGAGCGATAGCTCATCGAAGATCGGCTCGAACGAATTGAGCATTTGCAGGATGTGTTCCGATTCGTTGCCACAAATAACGCAGAGTGATAGGCGCATGAGGTATCAGCGAACCGTCAAAAACAGAAAGCCCCACGCAGTTAAGCGTGAGGCTCTGTTCACCAATTTAATTTAATAAATTAACTGTATTGGGTGGTGACAAGCTGACCAGCGTTCGCATTAACGACCTTCTCGGTGACGTATTGCGAAGCGCGAACGATATTCGACTTGATGGACTCCTCGCGGTAGGTGCTGACACCAAACGCAGGGCCATACTCCGACCAGTTTAAGGTAAACCCAGCGCCGCCGCCGAAGTAACCCGCGCTGCCCTCGGAGACTGAACCCACGAAGATGTAGGTATTCGCCCACGCATTAGCGGAGGAGAACGCCACGCCTTCAGGAGCCGAGTCATAGGAGGCGCGACCGATCAACACCTCTTGCACGCCGAACACATCAGCCGCAGCCTGTGTCGAAGCATTCAAGATCGAGTCGCTCGAAATGCCAGAGCCGCGTAAACGGTTCTGGAACTTCGTGCTGGCACGGATGCGAGTCCATACAGCATACGGAATCACGACTTTCAGGTTGTTAGCCGACTCACCCTTGGCGAGCAAACGGTCGATAGCGTCTTGCACATCGAGGCCAACATCGAACGTGGCGATGTTTGCCGTGGTGTAAGCGGTGCCGGAATTGGTCGCGGTAAACGTCGTAGCGTTGAAGATTGCAGACGAAACGCGAAGCTCGTGACCGAGCATCAGTTTGCGTTGAGCAATTTTTGCAGCCATGACCTCGGCGTCAAAGAAACGCGAGACATCCGCTGTGACGGTATCGTCAATGGGATTCTCAATGCCATACTCTTGGCAGGTGTAGGTTTCTTGGTTGTAGCTGTTCACCATACGAGGATAAGCAGCACCGACTGCGCGCTGTTTTACATCGCTCTTGAGAAGCTGACCTTCTTTGAGTAAAAAAGAAGGATATTGACCGGCGCGAACTGGGACGTTCAGCACTGGCATGATTTTAGCCCCGATCAATCCAGACTCCCAGTCCTTAGATTGTTCGAGAACTCCGGCGATGTCGCCACGAAATACTGCAGCAGAATTACTATACATGGTATTTTATAAATTAGTTGTTACGAGGAAGGATTTCAACCACGGCATTCGCGTCAGACGCGGTGCTGAGTGATTTGCCAACGGTGACCGTGCCAGTGATGGCGACGAGGCCACCAGCGACAGCGAACAGAGTGTTGCCGACCGTTACTGGGCCAGCAAGCAAGGCGACTTTGATGGTATTAGCTCCGAGGAAACCTACGGTGACATAGTCGCCGGAAGCTGCATCGATTTGAGTGACGCCGTCAACAACTCCTGCGGTAGCGCAAAGGCCAACGCCGAGGTTGCTGGAGATCGTCACGAGACGGAAAGCGGTCAGGGCTGAGTTAGCCAGAAACGTGCCGCTGTTAAGATATTGTGTAGACATATTAGTTTAGGATTAGAGTTTGACGAGTTCGCCAGACTGAACGCGGGCGCGATAGTCGGTATATTCGACAGAATGGTTTTTAACCGCGAACGAAATGGCAGCAGACTTGTTGCCCTTCAACTCGACGGATTTGTCAGCGACGATTTGCTCGAAGCTGCGTTTGACTGCATTGGCTGGTTTAACAGCTTCAGCGGAAGCAACAGGAGCAGCAGGAGCGCCGAACTGTTTGCTAAATTCACGGATGGCGGCCATCGCGCCTTCGTTTGCAGCGTTCGTGATCATGTCGGTTTTTGCTTTCATAGCAGCGGGAGCATTGTCAGCAGCAGCATCTGCGCTGGCATCAGCAGCAAGATCAGATTCGATCTTTGCGATTCTATCATTAAGAGCCATCATGGATGATTCAATCATGCCAGCGATAGCCTTCTTATCTTCTTCGGTAATCATAGGATTATTATATTGTGGAGTGCCAGACGGTTCGTTCTTCGGCATCACGCTCTCAAGTTCTTTGAGTTTGCGACTGAAGAATCCGTCTGGATTGGCAGCGGGTTCGCTCACGAGGTCTACGGAGTAAATCTCAGAGCATCGCTGCAAAATTGTTTTCTTATCGCTTCCGACCTCACTCGGGCCGGAGAACGCAATCGAGAGACCGAACGTGTCAGGGATGCGCTGCGCGATTTCGAGGATATAGGTGCGGTGCGGCGAGCTTTGCAGTAAGTGCAAATCACCTAACAACTTGTCGCCCTCGATACGCATCGTATCGATATAGCCGATGATGTCGCCAGCGCCGCCGGAGTGATCCAGCTTCACCTTCAGACCGCCGGTATATAACTCAGCAGCGGTCTTGACCTGCTCTAACGTCTTGCGATCAATCGCAACGCCGT